ATTTCTCACATTTGATATTTTCATAAACAATTAATTCGATATATTCAAACAGTTCTTTTGTCATTTTTTAGCGTGTATTTATTTATTTTGGTTTATACTAGCTATATAGCGACAATTAGCTAGTTATGCAACATTTGACGATAAATCCAATTCGACACCTGTTAAGGCAAAAAATAGGTTTTGTAAACTATGCACATAAGGAATAAATATTTTACCATAATAAAAATTTCCCCCATTACTCATTTCAATTTTGAATTTGTCTTTTACAAAAAACGTTCTACAATCCTTTTCTAATTCTTTAAAATCTATTTTATTAATTAAATTATAAGTTAAATCTACAGGGTAAAAATTATGTGATTCATAAATACCGTCAATGTAATTACTTTCTATACCTACAACATTTACAACTTCTTTATTTACTATAAGTTTTCCTGTAGAAACTTCATAATTTGACGATACACCTGTTATTTTAGCTAAATGACCTTTTTTATATTTAACTAAATTTCCTATTCTTAATTCACTTACTTTCATATTTTAATTTTTTAATTGTTTGAAAAATAAAACGTCGCATAACAACGCATACAAAACAAAGGCTGAACAAACAAGGTACAGAAGCCTTCGTTCCGTATCCGCAAAACGTTATATTCCATTAAAACGAAAACATAACAAAAAATAAACGCAATGTGTGTCGGGAGTCGAACCCGATTGATTAAAGCCTGTGCTGGGGCAATAATCTGAACTTAGCCAGCCACTTCCTTTGTTGTACCCTCCCAACCCACACATGCGCCTATTATTTTCTGTTAGTAGAAAAAGAAAAACCCTTTTAAGATTTCGCTTCGTTTCCTTGTCTACCAACGTAGACAACCAGAGTTTTAGCAAAGTCTTTAAGTTCTTGCACTTTGTCTTTTGGAACGGTTAAAATTACTCGTTGACCGTTTAACACTTTTTTACGTCCTGCGTTACGTTCATTATTTTTCATTTCCTTTTTTTCTTTTTAGGTGTAAAATTAGAGCCATTCTTTTTTATTTTTTCAATTACTGATTGATACAAAGAACCTATCATTACTTCCTGTGGTGTAATTTCTTCTTTTGTTAAATTAAACTTTTGCATATATGTTAAATATTAGGTTTTCTTTTTACTATTTTTCTTTCTGTGTGTCCAAAATTAATAACTTCATCATTATAATATTCATCTTCTCTTATGTCTGCAAATCCTAATTCTACACATAAGCAATGAATTTCAGACATAAACTCTTCCATCTTTAAAGAGTTATAATTTAAATTGACTGTTGATTTTTTATTTTGTGTTCCTAATATTCCAATTCTTATTTGTTCATTCTTTTTCTTTAATTGAATATAAGATTTTAAATAATTATTCAAGCCTATAAGTTTTTCAATTTCTTTCATTACATTTCAACTATTTCATAAGTATAACATTGGATATATTTTATAGCAAAATGAAAATCAACAATTGACATTCCTTTATATTTGCCAAATTTTGTATTTGCAAATGATTTTCCAAATTCAGGAGATGTTTTTTCAGTTACTATTGCTTTATACGTTTTCATAATTCCTATTGTTTAATTGTGTACCACAAATATAAGCAACTTTTATTAATAAACAATACTTTTATTAAAATATTTTTTAATTTATTTTAGTCTGGTTTTTCTTCATCTACTAACAACGCATAAGCAAGCCGTTTGACACGTACTGTTCCAAGAACGGCTCGCCTATCCGCAAAACGTTATTTCTTAGTTTTAAAGATACTATAATTATTTACAATATAAATAACAAATTCTCGCATAAATATACTATCTTTTTCACTTTTGTACCATTCTATTGCAACCTTATGAAGGTCGGACAAAGTACCGTGCTTTGTAATTATATTTCTACGATTGGGTAAATCTAGAATGGGCTGTATTAACATAACTTACTTTCTTTTAACCATAAATCAATAACGACTTTTGATTTGTTTAAATCACTTTCAAATTCTCCTTTCTTTTCTGAACGCTCTAATCTTTTAACAATGTCGAATAAATAAGCATTCCAGCCTCGCTCCTTTGCTATTTTGTATAAAGTTCCGTTATCGTTGTTATAATGTTTCGGAATATCCGTATTACAATTACTAGATATGTCAAATGAACTTGTACTCCAATAATCTACTTTACCAATATGATTATATTCATCACCTACAAGCACTTGCCCTTTAATTATATTGTCATCTTTATAAGTCACTTGAACTACTAAATCCGTTGTTTTTGATTCTGCAATTGTATTTTTCATTTTAATAAGATTTTTCCATTATTTTAAATAAATCACTACTACCTAAGCAATAAGAATTTTTACTCATTTTAATCAATTCTTCTTTAGCTTTCTCATCTAGTTTATGCCTTTCAACAAAACTATCAATTTGTTCTAAAATAGTTTTAGCCGTTGTTTCTTTTAGTTTTTTCATCTAAATAAATTTGTATCATTGTTTCAATAGGATGACTTATCGATATGTTTTTCTCCGTTTTCACGAAACCACATAAAGAAATCTAGTAATTCATTTTCCATTATTATTTTACAATTTCAAAATAATTAAAAAAATCTTCCTTTTCAATTCCTATTCTTTTAGTATCATTAATTAACATATATTTATATTCAAATTCTTTAATTTCAAATATTTCATTTTTTTTAAATTCAATATTATCTATAAAAAAATCTAATTTACAAATAACTTTCATTTTATTCCTTGATAAAATTTCCATTTTCGGTTTTTCCTTTCCTATCTTTAATCTCGTTGTAAGCACTTTCAAGACATTCATCTATATCAAAACCTAGTTGATTAGCTAATATTATTAATACGACTTGTATGTCCCCTAAAGCATCTATAATTTCGTACGGGTCTTTGTTTAACATTCCAATTAATAACTCGTTACTTTCTTCCTGGAGCTTGCTATATTGTTTTAAAGCGTTTTCGTTGTGTAAAAGGTTCCTTTCAGCACCCCACTCTAATACTTTTTCTTTTATATTTTTCATCTTATTTAGTTTTGTTCGGCTAAAATAGTTAAATATCTTTAATAATCATAAATTCACAACCGTATTTTGTAACTTCTTTTCCCCTGAATAATTGCAAAGGTTTAACAGTATCTGTTTTTTCTTTACATTCTATGAATAAAGGCTTCTCATTTTCTTTTAATGCTAGTAAATCTGAAATTCCATTTTTGTTTGTACGTGTTAAATTAATCACGAAATACCCTTGTTTTTCTAAGTCTTTAATAACTTTTGTTTGTAGTTTGCTAGCCATTATATTAATTTTAAAAATTGTTTTTCTGTAAAATTCTTTTTATTTTTTACCACATTATGTATTTTTTCTGTTAAACTACTTTTTGGGTAAACAAAATAAACATTATTTTCTAATCTATTTATTGTAGTTAAACGATCAATTGACTGAATAAAATTAGTACCTGAGAAACCAAAATTATAGAATACTAAACAATCTGCTGAACTCAAATTAATACCCATTGCAGAGCTATATTGTTGACCTATATATGTTTTATCTGAATTATTAAATTCCTCAATATCGGTTGTATAATTTGTAAATACTTCTTTTAATAGTTCAAATTCTGCAATATAATAATAGAAAATAGCTATCTTTTTATCTTTGAATTTATCTTTAATAAAATTAGCCTTTGAATAATCTAAAACTTTAATATTACCACTTTCAAATTTAATCGTTCCATTTTCTAATTGGTGTATTTTCTGCATTAATTTTGCTCCTGTGTCTGCTAAAATTAACTCATCTTTACCCTCTATTAATTTATCTTTTTTAAGTCTTTTAATTAGTATTTCATTTATTGGATTGCAATATAATACATTGATATTTACTTTTGATTTAAAGCCTGAATTTTCCTGTGTATATTTAATTGTATAGTCATTAATAATATCATTAATTAAATCCATTTTAGCATTTGAATAATCTTTAACAACTCCATATCCTAAATGCTTTTCAGTTACGTTAACAAATGTTTTCGACCATTTATAAAAATTACCATATTCTTTAAATGGAGAAAAATAAGATACCCAAAATTGGTGGTAAATTTGTGATCCACTTTCAGTTGACATTGTACCACTTAAAAAAATCATAGGTAAATAAGAATATTTTAATTTAAATAATTTAGTACGATTGCTAGGTTTTGGAAAAGCTCCGTTTCCGTGATGTTCATCTGAAATAATTAAATCAAAGTTACCCTCTATTTTATGCAATGACTCTGCATTTATAACAGTTATATCAAATAAGAAATTAAAGTTGTTGTAATCGTCTTGAATTGAACTAATAGCTTTCTTTTTAGTTATAAATAAAACATTCTTTGCATCAAATAATTTTGCCGTATTTAAAGCCGTTAATGTTTTGCCAGTTCTCGGTTGCATATTTAAATAAACTATCTTTTTATTTCTTAATATTTCAACTGCTTTTATTGATAAATGTAACTGATAATCTCGTAATTCATTTTTAACAATTTCAACTTCTTTTTTAATAGAAATATTTGTTGTATTTAATTTAATTCCTGAAGGTTTATCTAATATTTTCATAAGTCTTTTATATATTTATTTATCATTTGTCTTGAAACTCCAATTAATTCTGCTACTTCTGAACGATTAAAGTCTGGGTTTTCTTTATAAATTTCAATTACTCTTTCTTTTTTATTTAAACTTTTATTCTTTTGCAAAGTATCTTTATACTCATTTACTTCTGTGCTATTAATTTTAATTTTTTTAGCCATTGAAATAAAATATTTTGATAGTTTTTCAGCTTTTAAAATAGACTCTTTAGTAATCAAATATAAAGGTTCGTTTTGATCGTTATCATAAACTTGTAATGTATTAATAATTAAAGCAAATCTAGGAATATAGGACTTTTGTTTCGGTAACATTGACTTCATATATTCATTTTCATCATCTGAATTTTGAATATAAGTTATTTCATTAAATATTCTTTTTAATTCAATTTTAGCTTCAGCATCAAAACGTGATATAATTGGTATTATTTCTCCGTCATTATCCGTTTTTACTATCTTTTTAAATGATTGAAATAAATTAATAATATAACTATTATACCATTCTAAAATATCTTCGTCCATTTCTTCATCGTTCCACTCTTCAATTTTTACATTAGGAAAAGAAGTTAAAACCCTATCAATAAAACCATTATCTTTGTTTTCAATTGTAAATACTGAACTTAAAACACTCGGTTGAATACCACCTAATATTGGTATAATAGGACTTGAAACAAAATTAGATTCGCTTGTTTTTCTATTTAAAGCAATAGCTTTATTGGACCAACTAGATAACCAAAATTCAAGGTCTGAGCCAGCTCTATATTTATTCATATCTTTAAACCAACCTGCCAACTCATCTTTCATTACTGCTATTCCGTTTTTATTTTCGGAGTGCAATTGAACTAATGCCTCAAGTGTAATATCCGAAACAATAAACTGACTTTTAATAGGTTGCTCGATATGTTCTGTTTCTGCTTTCTCTTTTTTAGTCAAAGCATTATATTCGTTAAATCTTTGTGAATTTTTAGCATACTTTTTAATTTCTAAATTATTTAAAAAGTTTAATGGACTTATAATAATATCAATATTTGGAGTTTTACCTACTCCAGCTTTACCAACTATTGCAAGCCAAATATTAACACTTTCAACCCAGCCTTTTTTTACTTCACATTTAACAGTATTACCAATTATAATTGACATTAACCAAAGCATTGAACAACCCATATAATCAAATGAACTGCTTAATGTTCTATTACATTCTAACATATAATTTTGAATAGATAAAGGAAAAATTTCAATAGGAAAAGCTAAATCTTCTTGTTTTACTTCAATTTCTCTTTCTAATTGTTCAACCTTTCTAACTATTCTACTACCAAAACCTTTTGAGTAAATATCTTTTGAAGCATCTTTAAAGTTACCATTGAAATATTTATATGTAAATACTTGAAAGGGAGTTAATAAAGTTTCATTTGGGTAAATAGTTCCTGTAGAAAAAAGAAACATAAAACCTGTGTCATTAAAAATATATCCTGAATGTTCGGAAGTTGCTCCGTGTCTTTTAATTACATTTTTATCTTTTAATCTTCTTACTATTGTAAAATCTGACTCGATTAATTCCCAAACAGTTGTTTTTTCGTTAAAATCGTCCCAAGGTTTAATTTCATTTTCGTTATATTCAGTAACTTTTTTAACTACTTCATTAATTGGACTTTCATTTATTATGTCTTTTTTGCTGTCAAAGTATTTAGATACTCCAAACAATACCTCTCTATCGTGTATAGATATATTTTGAATTTCTGAATAACTTAATTTACTTACTTTTCTTTCATAAATAAAAACATATCCACCAACTCCCCTAGTTTCAATAATAGCTTCTTTACAATCACTTAAAGTTGCTATCTTTTGATTACCTCCAACTTGTTCGCATCTGTATAAAATATGATAACCATTTGAAACTGTTTTATAGATTACAAATTTATCTTCAAAGTCTGCTATATTGTCTTGTAAAAAAGATAAATATTCATTCCAAAATTCAGTTTGTTTTTGAAGTGTTGGAAGTACTTTTAAATCAATATCAAATACTTCTAGTCCATTATACCCAGTGCAAAAACCTTGACCTTTAGTAGATTCTAATTCATATGCTTCTTCAAAAGCATCTTTATTAAATGGTATTTCTTGCCTAATTTTCCAAGGTATATTTGGAATTTTCTTTTCTCCTATTGTAATAACTGAATAGCCATCGTCGAGAAACTTTTTTAACTTACCTAATTCTAATTTCATAAATGTATTTAAACGACGAAACCCATTCGAGTAAAGTGCCTGAGAATGACTTTAAACAAATGGGTTTCTAAATAATATCTTTTGGAAGTTCTCAGGCTTACCGAGTTCAAATATAACTATAATATTTAAATTGGCAATTTTTTTATTAAAATAATTATTTTTTTAAATGTAAACTACTGTAAACTAAGTGTAAACCAAGTGTAAACCTAGTGTAAACTAATTTTAACTGATTATCAATGTTTTAACTCTAAAAGTTTACACTTTACACTTTTTTGAAAATATTTTTTTTTATTTTATTATTTTATTTTTTTCTTAGTGTAAACTAAAAAGTTTAACTAACTGATAATCAATCAAAATTAGTTTAAACTATTTACAAAAGTTTACACTATCTTTCGTTTTTTATGTAACTTTTTAACTTTCACTCTTTTTTTCCTGCTATCTCTAATTTTCTGTTGTTCGTTCCTACTTTTTTGATCAAATTGTTGCATTGATTTTTGTTGTTGGATCATATTTGCTTCGTGAATGCTGTAAGATTTGCAGGAAAATAGTAGTAAAATTAAAAGGTATTTCATAAAGTAAAGGTAATAAAAAACCTCGCTACTAATAACGAGGTTAAAACGATAATTTTTTTGTAATTATTTCCATTTTAAATTTTCACAAACTATACTTATTTTTTTCTGCATATCTTTTAAAATAATTTCTTCTAATTCTTCATTATTCATATATTTTTTTCTATAATTACTAATTGAATACCCAAAGTATTCTTTCTTACAATGTTTTAACAATACTTTAGCTTTAATCTTACTTGACTTGCAGAACAAAGTTTTAAAGTCTTTATGTCTCATATATGCTAGTCTATGTTTATTTCTAATTAACGAGTTCCGCTTTACGTAATTTTCGTATTTAATTAATCTGTCCATTATTCAACATTTAAATTATCAATTAACCATAGTTTTAAAGCTATATAAATTTCACTTTGTTGGTTTATTTCTTCTAGAATTGCAGAACTCATTAAAGCGTTATCAGTTTTTCTAAATTTTTTCATTAAAGTCCTTGAATTATTAACCATATGCTTATCGAAAATGTCCCTTCTTATTGTTGTGTTATCCAATAAATCTTCTAAAATATCAGCAATAAATGGTATTAATACAGATGTCGCTACTAACTTTTGATTTATGCTTAGATTTTTATTCATCTTACCAATTATTTACGTTTGTTATACAATAGTCACTACCTACATAAGCATTCATCCAATCACCAGGTTGTAAAGTAAACTTCTTTTCATTACCTGAACAACTATTTCTAATTACTACTGAATAATCTTCTACATTATCAGAAACAACTAAACCACAATTACAAAATTTATTTGGTGTTATGTTTTCTTTTTTACAACTTACAATTACTCCTGCAATTATAAATCCTATTGCTATTATTTTTCTCATTATGCTTGTATATCAAATTGATTTGTAATGTCATTTAATGTTTCTGCTAATTGTTTAGATAAATTAATTAACATTTGTTTATCTAAATTTTCTAACCATTTGTCCTGTGTTTCTTCCCTACATTCCTCAAAGCAAGTTGGTTCTTTGTCCTCAAATATGAATATTCCTGATATATTTCTTTTCATTTCTTATCTATTTTAAATTTTGGACTATCCTTTTTAATACTTACTAAATAATAATCTAATGTTTCAAAGTGGATATAGTAAATTGTTTTATCTATTTTAATTGTTTTCATAACCAGTCTGAATTTAAGTCTCCTAAATAATATTCTTGATTTTCCTTTAAAGGTTTTTTATTGTCTAAAAATTTCAAAGCTTCTATTCTAGTTGTAAAATGTTCATCTAATTGATCTATACATTTGCCATTTTCAAAAATCATTATATAAATAGGTTTACTATTGTAATTATCTCCAAGTGCTTCCTGGTAGTTTCCTTCTCTGATTAATTGTTTATCTGATTTCATATTCTTTTAGTATTTCTTCTAGTGTTGGTGCTTTATATTCGTAATCTTCGCCTTCAAAATAAGGTTCATCCTTATGACCTATTAAGACCTGTCTAATATAATGCATTCCTTTACTAGGTTTAATTACATTCCTTCTGTCTTTCCTAGCTTGTATCTCGTTCTTATAATGACATTGTCGGCATTTATAATAGAAATATTGCTTTGGCTCAGCTCTATGTTTGTTGTAACTTTCCATAAAATTTAATACATTTAGCTTCTTA